TCGCCTGTTATCTTGGATTGCATTATTATTCGCCCCAAAAGGTTAATGTGCAATCCCCTGTGACGACTATTGCTCCGTATTCGTCTTTTTCAGCCCTACCGTCTATATTTATATAATCGACAATCCATTCGGGATATATAAGCGTGCCATTTTTACTTATCGGCATTGTATATGTTTGCGCTATAATAGACGGGTCTATTACTAATATGTCATCGTAAAGATACGCAATCAGACCTGCTATCGAATCTACTCCTGCCGACTCATCAAATACGATAGTCACTTCAGCCGTACTGAAGTCGCTTGAGCCACCGCCTGCTACTGCCTGTTCCAATGCGTTCATTTTTGACGCTGTTAAAATGTCTCCGTCTGACCACGTGTTAGGTGTATAACTCATATTTGCATCTCCTACTGCTGTTTCAAGTTTATTCATTCTTGTTGCCGTTACGATGTCGGCACTTTCCCATTCTGTCGGTGTATAACTCATACTACCCTCCCTGTTCCTATCGTTCCAGTACCGAATACCATCATCTGTAAGTTGTCGCCCCAGACATTTGCACTTTCTACTTTTGCGATTCCTACTCTTGGAATAGTTCCGTCTGTGATTCCGTACTCAAGGTTATTGCCGTCAATTCCAGTTGGAACGCTTACTGTTACTGATGAGTATCCGTCTGCACTATCGTCTGTTGCGTTGTATGTTCCGTTTGCCGATATGCTTTTGGTTATTAGCGTACTTCCGCCGCCAGAAGTTACATCTACTATGGTGACATCATCTTCCATATACTTGCCTGCGGTTTCCAGAACTCTCGTCTGATTAGTTGCTGTTGTGAGGGTGCTACCCTTATATGTTACTGTCGTACTCATTTAGGTCACGCTCCCATCGTATATAGGTAATGTCGCAAGAGTGAGATACCCTGCATCATTCGTAAATGACGACACATTGGTTGGTATTGTCGGTATTGCATTTGCCACAAACGCAGTAGTAGCGACTTTAGTGGAACTGTCTCCTGCTGTCGGCGTGGTCGAATTAAGGTATGCATTCCCATCGTATTTTGCACCGCAGTGTGCCGTTGGTGTTTTTGTTAGTTCGAAATAGTATGCTGAAGTATAAGGGGAACTGACAGTTGGTTGGAGATTTACAATGGCATAATAATCTGACTCTCCTGCAAGCGTTGTTGGCTGTAATGTTATGTTGTGCCAAGTTTCATCACTCGTGAGATAGCCAGCATCATTTGTAAACGCACTTACATTCGTAGGCTTATTCTGGATATAGGCATCTGAAGAAGTATCAGTTTCGTTCCAGTTAGACTGCACATTGGCTTCTGCTCCGCTTGCAATACCGTCAAGTTTAGTTTTATCGGTAGATGACATAGCACCATTAGCAGATGTTGTTGCCGTAGGGAGTACCGATGCGCTTATCAGATGTGTACTACTGTCTGTTGCGGCTACTTTTACAGTTCCAGAATTGGATGTGATGGGCAATTCGCCGTGTTCTACCGCACCTATCTCCACCGCACCGAATGTACTGCTTGTGGCTTTAGGTAAGAATTTCGGCAGAATAGCAGAGAACTCCTGTGTGCTTGAATTATAAGTTGTCAAAGGGGCATAGGCATCGTATGTACTACTGCCATTGCCATAAGTGATTTTTAAATACCCTGCTGGGGGTTCGCTATTCTGATTTACCTTTACAACTCCCCAATCGCTTGAATTTGCTTTTGGTACTAATGCGACACCATCATCTACTACTGTCGAGCCTGCAACCTGAACATCAGTTACAGTACCAGTACCACCGCCCTCTGGAGCATATACATCTGTGCTTGAACCATCTATGGTGATAGTCGCTATCTTCGTACCAGAATCCTCTATCTGACTCCACGCTACGCTCGATACTGATATGTTGTCCAGTTTGGTCTTGTCCGTAGAAGACATTGCACCCCTGACAGAAGTAGTGGCTTCGGGTAACAGATAAGGCTTTACCGTGCCGTAAGTAGTATTCACTTCTGCTAAACCAACTTCAAGCGGATTGCCGTAACCGTCTTCACCATACAGAATTTTAGGATACTTTTCAGGGGGGTCTCCTGCTGACCAACCGATACCCACTACTCCAAGATTGCCCAATGTATCCGCAATGGGAATGTTCGCTACGGTATCTGATACTATGGAAGTTCCTACCATCTGGACATCGGTTACAGGAATGTCTGACTCCGTTATGTATCCGCTATCATTTACAAGGTCGCTCGTACTGGTCGGCAATGCCGAAGAAGTGATGAATCCCGAATCGTTGGTCAAATCACTCGTCTTGCTCGGTATGGACGGCTTGTTTGTTAAATCGTTATATGAACCGCTAAACTCTGACTTGTTGTTCCAGTTCGTTATGTCAGCTGTGGTTATTCCGTAAGCAGGGCTTTCTGTAAATACTGGGTCTGTTTCATCACGAAGGATATAGTCTGGCAAGCCTAAATTGCCTGTCAAAGTACCCTGCGGTGAAAGTTCGCCCACCAGTTCCCTGACATTTGATAATGTTCCGTCTGCCATTTACTCCACCTCTCCTGTTAGTATCAAAGAAGCCATACTGATAAATGTGTCCACTCTGCCGTCTGCATCCGTCAACTGAATGTCATACACATACTGACCGAATCCAAGTTCCTTTGTATCTTCTGGTAAGAGTGTAAGGAGCATAGAATCTGACGGAATGTCTTTCAGCACTAAAGGTTCGCTGTCCGTGTATTCGCTTCGGTCAGAGTTCATCTTGTTATGCTTCAAGGCAAAGCGGAAAGAGTCTCCCTCTTGCGGAGTGTATATTTCGTGGGTCACCTTATCTCTTGGAACTACAATAGTCTGTAAGGTATCTCCCCTTGTCATTCTGATTGTCGTGCCTTTGATTTCTATCATTAGTCTGCTCCTTTATTTCCATCTGCCTTTTACATCAAAGCAGAAATATTTCGGTCCAGTATTAGCGTTGGATGTTAATCTGAAGCCTGCCCAACTTCCAGTAGAAGTCGAAGAAGCGTTTCCTATACATACTGCCATAAGTACCATATCACCCGACTGGACACTACAAGTGATGACTGGACCTACCGTAAATAACCCCGAAGGGAAACTTTCGCTGACCGCACTTGTTCTGTATCCGCCTGCATCCTGCGTGGTAGGCGCACTATTTGTAGTAGCCGCACCCCAACACTCTGATTTTCCGCTGTTCCATTTACGATATGTCCAGATACCAGATGTGCCTTGTTCCACTACATAATCTGCAATACCCAAGTCACCAGTAGTTACCGCAACATTGCCAGTTAAGGCGTGTCCGTTTACTGTTCTTGATGTCGGTACTGCCCCTACTTCGCCTGCCGTATATGACGGTTTGGTGCTTGATTTAGCCCACGAATATACATCGCTTGCAGGGAGTGAAGTAACCGCAGAGCCATAAGCCGTAATGTGTCCGTAACTGTCAATCTTGACTGGATATAACGCCTGCGAACTCTGGGCTGTAATTGCGGAATTTGTATGTTTGATTACATTGCTCTCGATTTTGATGCCGTTGCTTGCAGTAAGGGTACTGGGCATATTGGGTTTGTTCTTGATATATGCATCGCTTGAACTGTTGGTTTCATTCCAGTCTGCCTGCACATTCACTTCAGCACCAGAGGCAACGCCATCGAGTTTGGTCTTATACGAATTTGAAAAATCGTTAGTCGAAAGACCTTTGTTTTCTACCTTGTCAACTTTGCCGTTGCTTAAACCGCCCAGTTCAACCACAAGGTCATCTATAAGATTATTGAACTTGTCTTTTATGAGATTGGGATACTTGTCAAACTCTGCCTTGTTCTGCGATACAGTACCAGTAAGAGTCTCTCCGTCAATTCTCGTTATGTTCTGATACCCAGTATCGGTATCTTTTATTTTATCGTCTGTTGTTACTGCCATTGCTATCTCCTTTATTTTGAGAAGTTGCCTACTGAATAGGTCTTTGTTATACCGAGTATGCCGAATGGTTCAAATATTTCGTTGTTTGATACGGTTATCTGAAGCCTTTTGTATTTCTTCACTTTCTTCTTAAAGAAGTCATCACGTGCTGACAGGTCTGAACGGAAAGAGAAGCCCTCAAATAGTACGCTCGCCCAACTGAAGATGTTGACATAGAACTTTTCAAGAGTAACCAACTTTGCTCCGTCTTTAATCAGCGATACTTCGGCAGATGACTTGGACATAGGAAGAAGCGTTACAAGGTTACCTTTCTTGTTAAGAGTCTTGAAATACTGTGGCGCACGGTCATCATCATAAGGCGTAGACCATTCGCAGGGTATCGCAAGACCAACCGTAACTTCTTCCTCAACCATCTGTCCGTCTACCTCGTGTTCAATTATCTTCTTGTCCGTAAGAGACAGATACCAGTGGTCATTGATGTATTCCCAGACTTCAACTCCGTTATCGCAGTATGCCGTGGAATCGTTCACATCCGTGTTGAACTTGCATATCCTTCCGTCTGCCGTTCCAAAGTATATCTCGTCCAGATAGGTAGCCATATACACGGCAGGAATCCCTTCCCAGTAGTATGCTTCGTACTGGTAGTTAAGGTCGTTTCTGTCTGCCCTGCTCACATTTCGTCCGTCAAGCACATAACAATGGTCATTGACACAAAGGATGTAATACTTGTTCCAGACGGTGGCGCAGGCTTCTCTTAAATTCCTCTCCTTAACGAGTTTCTTATCCACATACCTTGACCTGTTCCTTACCGCTTTCTCTGTATTCGTATATGTGTTTGCTACACCGAACACTCCAAATCTTGAGAGGAATAGCGGTTCGTCTATCAGGGCGGCTGAAGCCTTTCTTGAAATCGCTCCTATGGTTGCCGAAGTCGGGATGACCTTGAAGTACATATTATCCTCAAGATACGCTCCGCTAATCAGATACATAGTGTTGTCGAATACGCTCTCGCCCTTGACTACTGCAAGATATTCAGACACTCTCTGAAGCGACATAATCTCGTTGTCATCGTGTCCTACCGTTAAGTAGTTGTTATCGGGGAAGTATGTCGGGTCATTGACTGCCGAGTAGTAAACATAGTTTCGCCTTGTAGACCCTGCTATGAACACTCTGTCGGGCTGTGCATAACCGTAAACCGCAGAGGTAAAGGCTGACAGGAAATCATTCAGTACATCGCCTTTCTTGTGCAGACCATAGTAAATGTTCTCATTGTTAGCCGTGTGGTGTACTTCTCCGTTGAACGGTTCAAAAGTTACACGAATGTTATCCTGACCTGTTACCAGTACATCGTGAGGTGAAGTGAATGTAATGTATGTGGGAACAACGCTGTATGTCGAGGCTATCTCTCCCATTATGTCAAGACCTTTGACACTTGATGGTGTTCCAAGAGTATAGTCAGTATCCTTTGTAAGAGTCTGCCATCCGTTTGTGGCATCGTTCACTTCGACTACTACCGTTCCCTCTACCATCCATTTGTACTGTGCAAGGTCTCTCGCATTAGTCGGGTAGAAGTAATATGTAGTGCTTGTGGCATCACCGAGGAATGTCATCGTCCTTTTAGTGCTTAAAAGATTGACTGCTCCGCTTGAAACTGTGCCAGTTCCGTCTGCCGTTGTACCGTAGGAAACCTCTGGAACATATCCGTTGCGAAGCACATTGCTTGACTCGTTGCATAAAAGGAAGTTACCACCGCTATATACCTTGTACATACCCTCTGCAAATATCAGATAGGCTTCGTCATTGAATGTGAAAAGCGCACACTCATTTATGTTGCTTGAAGCCGTATAAAGCGTAGTGGATGTGTACTTCGGCTCTTCTGACGGCTCTGGCGGTTCGTGTGATGGCGCTTGCATATCGTTTCTTAAACCGTAAACACCGTTTTGCGTAACCACTATGATGTCGGGCGTACTGTCGCTTGTGCTTAACCGTCTGTCCAGAACGAGCATCTTGATTATCCTGCCGTGGTTCAGTTCATTTATTACACGCCAACCGAGTCGCTTTACTGGATATGAGCCATCATCTGAAATCATATTAGTTCCAGTAGGCGTTCTACTGCGGTCAATCTCTGTTATGTCTGTGGAATAGTCAACACCGCCAAGGTTGTCATATCGTGTTGTATAAAGTTTTGGAGATTCTGGTACTGCCATTTCCTTGAGTGCCATAACATCACCATCCTATTCCAAAATATTTTGTTCCGTTTATCGTAGGCATAATCGTTGCCTTTGCCGTGGACATATTCGCTTCCATAATCGCTTCACGCTTCTGCACGAAGTTGTTATAATACAGAACGGCTTTGGTCTGGTCATCGTCAAGCCATACGTGATAAGCCACTAAAAGCGGAAGCAGTTCCACTAAATCTTCGGGTAAGTCTATTTCATACGAATCTTCGGTATCGGCAGTAATGATTGCAGGTCTCTGCGGTTCATAGCCCAGTTCCCTGATATAGTAAGGAAGCATCAACTTAACGGTTGAGTCATATATGTACTGCAAATCCCTGTTGATACTGTCGATAACTATTTCGTTGTATTCGTCCATTGTGGAGTCTTCTTCAAATCCAAGACTCTTTATTCTTCGTTTAAGTTCTCCGTAAGTCATTAGTATTTCTCCTAAAAAGAAAAGGGGGCATAAAGCCCCCCAAATCCTTTGTCAATTATAACTGGTCAATTTCTACGAGTGCTACGGAAGTAGTGGTCTTACCCTTTACTACAATGAAGCCCTTGTTAGTACCAGATACGTTCTTAAATTCCATAGCAGGAAGTGCTACTACGCCGTATCCGTTTGCTGTGATGCCAGTCTTAAGTGTTACATCTGCAACGCCCTGAATGTGGTCGCCCTTAAGTACGGTGATGGTGTCATCTGCGGCTGTACCTGTGAAGATAAGTACGCAGTTCTCGTCAACACCTTCAAAGTCAAGGGTGATTCCAGTGGTTGTAAGTGCAGTAAATTCGATAGGCTTGATTTCGTGTCTTGCCGTTTTAACTCTTGATACTGTTGCCGCCATTCTGGTCACTCCTTTCTATTATGCTGTCGCCTTGCAGTTCATAACAATCATCTCTTTAGGTCTTACAATCTTTGTGCCATAGAGGATGAAGCCCTTTACTGCATCGGAGAAGTCGAGTTCAGGTCTGTAAGGCTCGGTGTGAATCATAGGACGAGCAAATGCGATAGCCCTGTCAGTTCTTACCATAAAGCCGTAGTTTCCGCTTGATTCATAGCAGTTATTGGAAACCTTGATGTCCATTCCGTCAAACTGACCGATAAGTCCGTTCTTAAGGAGTGCGCTGTTGTTGGTGTCAATAGCCGCAAGAGCCTGCTTGTAAAGTGTAGCCGCCCAAGGAGCAAGAGTAACGGTAACCTTTGTTGACATAGGAACATCGTTCTCCATTAACTTCTGGTGAGCAACGAGCAGTTTGTCAAGGATGTTGTTAGCGGTTAACTGATATGTAGAATCGGCATCCTTAATAGCAAGTTCGTCTGTTACAAGGGAAGCAATAGCCTTATCCTGAACATCGGCAAGTCCTTCAGAAGTCTCTGCGGAGAGTGCTTCCATAAGTCCGCCTACAGCCTGTCTCTTATCAATATCGTCTACTTTGTAGTTGAAGTACGCCATATTGTCGATGTACATAATCTGGGAAGTATCTTCAACTGTTTCGGGTGAGGAAAGTTGTGTGAAATTGTCTCTCTTAACCTCTGTGATGGTGGGTCTTCCAACTCCAAGGATTCTTACGGAATCGCCCATCTTCTTTACTTCGCCCTCATACTGACGATTGCAGTTGGAAGCGAATACGTGAAGTCTTTCGAGTTCTCTGTTGATTGCCTCGCTCCAGACTTCGGGAATGAAGTTTTTGTAAGCCATAATTCGTCCTTTCTGTAATTAAGAAAAGAGAGCCATTATGTCCATTTGCCCATCGACTCCCTAATCTTGTCAAAATTCTTTCTTATCTGTGATGGACTCATCGCTTCAACCTCTTCCTTTGTGTAGAACCCAGTCTTTGCAGGTGCGCCAGTCTTTGCCTTTCCTATAGGCTTGGGCGGTCTGCCTTTCTTCATCTGGATTGCCTCATACGCCGTTACGGCATCAATGTCCATCGTTCTGTACTTAAAGAAATCCTCGCCCAGTTCCTCTACATCTTTGAGGTTTGCATCTGGATATTTCGCTTTGATTTCTCGTAAATCGGTGGCTTTGAGGTTGTTGAACTCCAACTGGTTACGCTCTTCCTCAAGGGCTTCCTTTTCTGCCCTTAACTGGTTGAGTTCCCTTTTGGTTTCCATATTAGCGATAGCCTCATCGAGCGAGATGTCCTCGTAGTGTGCGTGTGCCTGTGCGGCTTTGTCATCGCCATCGAACCACAGACCTAATGCTTCTTCGAGTTCCTCTGCTCTTCTCTCTGCCGCTTCAAGTTTTCTACGCATTTCTGCAAAAGCGGCGTCACTCTTACTTTCTTCTTCGGCAGGTTCGGCGACTTCCTGCTCTTCTGCGCCTTCTTCATCGAGAGGTTCGGCGGACTCCTCTACTTCTTCGCCTGTTTCAACTGACTCGTCAATGCTGTCTCCACCACCAGTACCCTCATCTGGGTCTCTTAATGGGTTGAAACCTCTGAACATTTCTGACATTTTTCGTTCTCCTTTTCTGTGTGATTTATGCTAAAGCCTGTTCTGGCATAGCACCTTGATTACCTGCCATCAGTTCCTGAACCATACCCATCGCTTCATCTTCGGGTACGCCCTGATTCAAGAGTTCCTGCATAACTATTTCGGGGTTTATCTGACCCTGCGCCTGTTGCATCATCATCTGTTCCTGCATCATCGCTTCCTGCTGTGCCTGTAAAGCCTTACGCTTATTAAGCACCTGCTGAAGTTTTGCTTTAGGTACTGATGAATTTTCAGGTGTACACTCTACATACTCGTCAAGGGTAATCAACTGTAACTGTAGCAGGGTGTCCAATGACTGCTGTTCTGCCAGTTTAGTCCACTGATTGTCAGGCGATACATCAATCTGTACCGTGGGTTTGAGGTTCTTCAGGTCTTCCTGCGTAAGAGTAATGGGTATCTTCATACCGTTCTCATCCTCGTACTCAAAAGTGATTCCGTCAGAATTGAATACAATCCACAGGTCTACCCATAAGAGCGATACATCTTCCACGAACTGCTTGAATCTTGATACCTGCTCATTCAGTGGTACTTGCGACTGGTCACGAACTGCGATGATAGCCGTACCCGAAGCCTGCTCTGGATTTATGTTGCCCAATGCGTAGTCAGAAGCACCTGCCAAGTCTTTTGTAGTCTGCAACAGGTCATTCGATAACTGTAAGGCATCGCTCGCAATATTCGCAGGATTCAGGTATGAAATCATCTGATTGATGGATTGTGATGAACCGCCCTGTACCGCTATAGGTGCGCCGACTTTATCAAGGTCTTCGGGGTTCGTTATTGCCGTAGCATCATACGCCATCCTTGGATAAGCCGCCATCTTGACAGCCATACTCCGTCTCGCCAGAGTCTTGTTCAACTCCAACTGGTTAGGTATGAGCATTTCGACTTCTCCCACGCCCCTCGCAGTATTCGG